TGGTGCCGTGACTGGACGTATGACTCACAGTTCACCTAACCTAGCCCAGGTGCCTAGTGTTGGCGCTGAGTACGGAGAGGACTGTAGAGCATGTTGGATTGTCAAGGATGGCTACAAGCTAGTCGGTTGTGACGCTAGTGGCCTGGAGTTACGTATGTTAGCTCACTATATGAATGACGACACGTACACCCACGAGGTAGTTGACGGTGATGTTCATACAGCTAACCAAAAAGCCGCAGGGCTTGAGACTAGACCACAGGCTAAGACATTTATCTATGCGTTTCTATATGGAGCAGGCGACGCTAAGATAGGTTCAATCGTAGGAGGTACAGCAAAACATGGTAGGGTACTCAAGGAGAAGTTCTTATCGAATACACCTAAGCTACAACAGCTTAAGGATAACGTAGCCGAAGCGTCAGGCAGAGGTTACTTAAAGGGCTTGGATGGTCGTAAGGTTTACGTACGGTCAGAGCATTCAGCGTTGAACACTTTGTTGCAGTCCGCAGGTGCGATAGTCATGAAAAAAGCCTTGATTATTCTTGATGAATATGCTAAACTATGGGGTATAGATTACGAGTTCGTTGGCAACATCCATGACGAATTCCAAGTCGAGGTTCGTGAGGACCAAGCACATGAGTTCGGTAGACTAGCCGTTGCCTCTATACAGGCCGCAGGCATTCAACTTAACTTACGTTGCCCTTTAGACGGCGAGTATAAATCAGGGAACAACTGGGCAGACACCCACTAAGGATAACCATGAAAACAGTAAATACATTAGTAACGGACATATATAAACTTATGTCCACTAAGGACGTACCTGAGGGAGTTGATGCAGACCAAGCCATTGAGGACTTCGGGGAGGCAGTCAAGAGCCTCATGCGTAAGGAATTCACACAGAAACGGAAAGACTCACGGACATTACGTTTGTCAAACATAGGCCGGGACGACAAGTACTTATGGAATGTAGTCCACGGTACGAACAAGGAGGAAATACAGCCACATACGTACGTTAAGTTCATGTACGGCCACTTGATTGAGGAGATGTTATTATGTTTAACTAAGTTAGCAGGACACACAGTAGACTCAGAGCAAAAGACTTGTGAGGTCAACGGTATCCGAGGTTCAATGGACTGTAAGATTGACGGTATAGTTACTGATGTCAAGTCGGCTAGTTCCTTTGGCTTCAAGAAGTTCAAGGACCGGACGTTAGCTAAGGATGACCCCTTTGGTTATATCGCTCAGATTAAAGCCTATGCACATTCAGAGGGAGAGACTAAGTACGGTTGGTTAGCTATGGACAAGGCCAATGGTCACCTCACGTACCTCCTGTACGACGAGAAGGACAAGACGGAGCCCATGTTGGAATACATTGACTATTCCATAGAGGAGCGAGTAGAGCACCTAAAAAAGATGGTGGAGTTGCCCGAGCCAAAAGAATTCTGCGCGGACCCGGTGCCCGACGGAAAATCAGGCAACTTAAAGCTATCTACTACATGTTCATACTGTCAATACAAAGATCATTGCCACCCAGGGTTGCGCAAGTTCTTATACAGCACAGGGCCAAGGTTCCTAACCAAGGTCGTAAATCAACCTAAAGTACCGGAGCTTGACGATGACTTCTGATAATAAACCTAAATACCGTAGCGGCCTGGAGAAACGTTTTGCCGAGAAGGCACCTATGTTTGAGTTTGAGCCCTACAAGGTGCCCTACACTGTAGAGCGTAAGTACATCCCTGACTTTGTCTATAAGACTGACACAGGGCATGACGTGCTCATAGAGTGCAAGGGTTACTTCCGGGTAGGAGACACTCAGAAGTACAAGGCAATCAAGCGGTGCCTTAAGTTCGATGAACTTGTGTTCTTATTGTCAGACCCTAAGAAGAAACTTAGGAAAGGCGCTAAGATGAACATGGGGGAATGGTGTGAAAAGGAGGGTATCCGGTGGTATACCTTGGATACTGTTGATAAACTATTAGAGGACGTAGGGGCTGACACATGAGCTTCACATACAATGAACTTGTCCAACGAATGCTTTACGCGATGGACGCTTACGAAATACTGGAAGTCTTAGAGCTGTCCACAGAGGAACTGTTAGACCGTTTCGAAGACAAGATAATCAAAGACTATGAAAAAATAGAGGAATACCTTGACAATGACTGAACACGTAAATGACCAGAACTACATTAATTATATCCATGTCTACAAAGTAGCCAATGGCCACATAATTCAAATCAAGTGCGTAGGTATGTCAGTAGAGACTACCTTCATTGTATCTAAAGAAGATGACCTGGGTTCTGAGATACAAAAGGCAATCACTAAAGTCTTAGGAGAAAAAGCATGAGTCGAATGATGGTCAATGCTATACAAGAGTACTACAATCAGCAGGGACTAGCAGAGCATTACATGGTAATGTCTCAGGACCCAACACTGGACGCCCAGGAGGAGCTCAGTAGACTAGCTGATAAACATATACAACTAGCGGCAATTAGCTTAGATTATATCTTGACAAACTTTAAAATGGAACTTGAGGGTTCGAGTAGCTCCATAAAGGACCACTTAAACAACATACCGGAGACAGTACACTAATGAATACAGCCAGACAGAACAAGGACTACTCTAGAGTATGGGAAAACTTCATAGCAAAAGCAAACTTAAAAGACGCATTAGAAGAACGAATGGATGTTATTGGACAGAACGGCAACGACGGGTTGCACTACGAGAGTCCGAAGCACAAAGTGCCCGAGCACTATGACTTTGAGATAACACCATTAGAGTACATGGAGTCATTGTTCTCAGAGGAAGGTTATTGTGGTTTCCTAGAGGGTAACGTGATTAAGTACATTAGCCGGTGGCGCGATAAGAACGGACAGCAGGACCTAGAGAAAGCTAAGGTCTACTTAGAGAAACTAATTGATTTTGTAGCATACGAAGGAGACTAACATGAGTGAAGCGTACGGTATCAAAGTAAACTTCAATAAGGACACACTGTTGTCTAGCCAAGCCTTTACGCTTCTAAAGGACTTCTACCTGGCAAAGTTTGAGGCTAGTCCTCAGGAAGCTTATGCCAGGGCCGCAGTAGCTTACAGTGCCGGGGACATGGAGTTAGCTCAACGGATATACGATTATGTATCCAATGGTTGGTTTATGTTCTCCAGTCCAATCCTAAGCAACGCTCCGAAGCCCGGGGAGGACCATAAGGCCTTACCTATTAGTTGCTTCCTAAGCTACGTAGGGGACAGCCTAGAGGGCCTCATAGGGCATCACGCAGAGACAGCCTGGTTATCAGTCAAAGGTGGTGGCGTTGGTGGTCATTGGTCTGACGTACGGGGAGTCACTGAGAAGTCAGTAGGTGTCATGCCTATGCTCAAGGTAACCGATGGTCAGATGACAGCCTATAAGCAAGGTAAGACACGTAAGGGTTCCTATGCAGGTTACCTGGACGTTAGTCATCCTGACATCATAGAGTTTATTAACTTTAAGTTACCAACTGGTGGTGACATTAACCGTAAGTGTTTCAATTTGTTTAACGCTGTTAACATTCCGAATGCATTTATGGACGCTGTACGTGAAGGTAGAGACTGGGAGCTCAAGTGCCCTAGTACAGGAGAGACTGTAGATACACAGAACGCACGTAAGATATGGCAGAAGTTACTTGAGGTACGCTTCAAGACTGGTAGTCCATACCTGAACTTTATCGACACAGCTAACAATGCAATGCCTGAGTTTCAAAAGAAACTAGGACTTAAGATACATGGTAGTAACTTATGTAATGAGATACACCTAGCTACTGATGAAGAACGTACGGCAGTCTGCTGTTTGTCAAGTGTTAATCTTGAGAAGTTTGACGAGTGGAAAGATACACCAATGGTTGCTGACTTAGTGACCTTCCTGGATAATGTACTAGAGGAGTTTATTGTTCATGCGCCGGAAGAGCTTGACAAAGCGCGTTACTCAGCATACCGCGAACGTTCTATTGGCATTGGTGCTATGGGCTTTCATGGTTACTTACAGTCTAAGAGTATCGCTTGGGAGTCTTGGGAAGCAACTTCAGCAAACTATACGATGTTTAAGTACATTAAGTCGCAGGCACAAGCGCAGACTTACAAGTTGGCTGAGGAACGTGGGGAATGTCCTGACGGTAAAGGCTATGGTGTACGCAACGCACATTTGCTTGCTATTGCTCCTAACGCTAATTCTAGCATTCTATGCGGTTGTAGTGCCAGTATTGAGCCTGTAAAGTCCAATATGTACGTCCATCGGACCAGGGCAGGAGCTCACGTAGTTAAGAATCAAAAGCTTGAACGTGTGTTAACTGAGTACGAACAGAACACTGAGGAAGTATGGGACAGCATACTGGCTAACGACGGTTCAGTACAGCACTTAGAGTTCCTAACGGAGCATGATAAGAATGTATTTAAGACCGCCTTCGAGTTGGACCAGTTGTGGGTCGTTGAACATGCGGCTAAGAGACAAGAGTTCATTTGTCAAGGCCAAAGCGTCAATGTGTTCTTCCCGGCAGGAGCTGATAAGTCACATGTCAACCAGGTACACCTCAAGGCGTACGTAGCAGGACTTAAGGGTCTATATTATCTACGGACAGCCGCAGGCAAGACTGGAGACAAGGTAGGAACAAAGGTTATTAGGAATGCACTTAAGGACTTCGATGGAGAAGATGACGAGTGCGTAAGTTGTCAAGGGTAATAGGATTATGATTATGTATGAAGTATACGGTAGAAAAGCATGTGGTTTCTGTATTGAGGCTACACGTCTATTAGATAGACAAGACCAGGACTACACCTACACAGACGTAGGGTT